GCATTATTCAGCTGGAAGCGATGCAGGAAGAAATGGCTAACGAATTTCGTGATCTGCTTGTTGAGAAATTCAAAGACAGCAAAGTAGAAACCTTTATTGGTACTTTCACCGCCTGATTTCATTACTGCAAATGCCCCTGCGGGGGCATTTATGGAAACGTAATTAACTCAATAATCACCGGATGGTGAGAGCTTCCTTTTAGCAGAATTCAGCGCGGTGCAGCGCATATAAAGTGGAGAACGAAATGTCATTTATTAAAACTTTTTCCGGGAAGCATTTTTATTATGACAAGATAAATAAAGACGACATCGTGATTAACGATATCGCAGTTTCCCTTTCAAATATCTGTCGCTTTGCAGGACATCTTTCACACTTCTACAGTGTCGCCCAGCATGCGGTGCTTTGCAGCCAGCTGGTGCCGCAGGAATTTGCTTTTGAAGCGTTAATGCATGATGCAACAGAAGCATATTGCCAGGACATCCCCGCGCCACTGAAACGACTTCTTCCTGACTATAAACGGATGGAAGAAAAAATAGACGCCGTAATCCGTGAGAAATACGGGTTACCTCCTGTTATGAGCACGCCAGTGAAATATGCCGATCTCATCATGCTGGCAACCGAACGCCGCGATCTCGGACTTGATGATGGCTCTTTCTGGCCTGTATTGGAAGGTATCCCGGCAACAGAGATGTTCAAAGTGATTCCACTGGCACCGGGCCATGCCTACGGGATGTTTATGGAACGCTTCAACGAGTTATCGGAATTACGCAAATGTGCATAACTCATGTAGTTAGTTTTTCTGGCGGGAGAACATCTGCATATCTTGTTCACCTGATGGAAGAACAAAGAAAGGCTGGCAATAACGTCTGCTACATCTTTATGGATACCGGTTGCGAACATCCGCTGACATACCGCTTTATTCGGGAGGTTTTGAAGTTCTGGGGCATACCGCTAACTGTGTTGCAGGTCGATATAAATCCAGAGCTTGGGCAGCCAAATGGTTATACGGAATGGGAACCAAAGGATATTCAGACGCGAATGCCGGTGCTTAAACCGTTTATGGACATGGTTAAAAAGTACGGTACGCCATACATCGGCGGCGCATTCTGTACTGACAGGCTAAAACTCACCCCTTTCACGAAATATTGCGATGACCATTTTGGGCGAGGGAATTACATCACATGGCTCGGTATTCGTGCGGACGAACCCCGTAGGCTGAAACCGAAACCTGGCGTCCGGTATCTTGCCGAGCTGTCAGATTTTGATAAGTCGGATGTTATCCGGTGGTGGCAAAAACAACCTTTTGATTTGCAAATCCCGGAGCACCTCGGGAACTGTGTTTTTTGCATCAAAAAGTCAACGCAAAAGCTGGGGCTTGCATGTAAAGACGAACCTGGTCTGATGCGGGTTTTTAATGAACTGGTTACAGGCAAACACGTCAGGGATGGTCATCGCAGAACAGGTAAAGACGTTATGTACCGTGGTCACCTGACGCTTGACGGGATTGCCAGAATGTATGCCGACAGCGACTACAGAAGTTTGTATCAGGCGATGGTGCTGGCCAAGCGGTTTGATACTGGTTCGTGTTCCGAATCATGTGAAATCTGGGGTGACCAATTGGAGTTGAAATTCGAAGAGGTCGTGGCATGACAATCGTAAAAACCCATACCGGTACCGTGATCACCAAAGATGGCCCGCAGGTAAAAAAATTGCACCAAACAGAGCGGATGTGGGTCGTTGGCAAAAACGAGTTTTACCACAAAGAAACTGGACGCCGCCATTTTGCAGAAAATACGCGCCGCCGACTGCTGTTAGACACCATCAAGCCTATCGAGGTGAAGCATGTTTAAACAGAACGAAAAAGCTATCGCTCAAATTGCTGATTATATCCCGCGTGCGTGCCGGGGTATGCAGTTGCAGGAAGCCAAAGCGCGCCTGGAGAAAAAAATTGCGCTCTATATCGATGACGGCTGTGATGCTGCCGTTCTTAACGCGGCGTTCGCGCCAGCTCTTAACAGCCATACGCGGGAGGCTTTTTTTTCGCGCATCGCAGCGCAGATCCGTAAAGGAGGCAACCAGTGAGCAAGATTGACTATCAGGCACTGCGTGAGGCGGCAGAAGCAATAAAAGTCGTGGCAACGCCGCAAAAATTGCTTGCGTTTCGTATGAAAGTCACACCGCAGGTTGTGCTGGTGCTGCTGGATGAACTAGAAGCTAAAAACAAACGCATTACAGAACTGGAAGCGAGGGAAGTTCAATTACCGACTCGCTACGACCTTCGATATGGGCACCCAATAAATGCTGATAAGCGACATGTCATGATACCTAAAGAAAATGGCAGCTGGCTTTGCCTGATTGACTTAGAACACGCACTACGCGTCGCTGGCATTCGCATCAAAGGAGAGTGAGATGACCACTTTCACCGATAAGAAACTGATTAAAGAAATCAAAGAGCGCATAAGCAGCCTGGACGTGCGAGACAATATTGAGCGTCGGGCTTATGAAATTGCATTGACTGCATTGACAGCGGAGCCATTTGGCATCATCGATACTTCGGGGATTGCGCTCATTAACCATGGTAGTGATGCGTATATTTGGCCCGTCAATTCGATGGAGCCGGGAGATGTACCACTATATATCGGCCTGCCACGAATTGCACCGGCATCAATACCAGAGGCCATGACAGAGGAAAAAGCGTACTCAAATGTACAAACGAGCTGGCAGGATGCGAAATATTACGCTACTGGCTGGAATGCCTGCCGCGCCGCCATGCTTCAGGCCAGAAACTTTCGGGAAAATAAGAATTCGTCAACCAATAATTTTCGGGAAATCGCGGAAACGTCAACCAACTATCCGGTAATTCCTAGTGAGGTGTTGTCCGCAATCCAGAAGGTTGCCAAGATTCGTGCCGATTTCGATGATTTTGACGGTGACAGGCGAGGTATCGGTGATTATCTGGATGAGGCTGAGCAAGAGCTTATCGTTACCATTAACAAATATGCCAGTCAGTTGGCAGCAGAACCTATAGCGCCTAATGACGTTCGAGAGCAGACAGCCATTCCGCAAGTTCCGGTAACTCCGGATGGTTGGATAAGCTGTAGTGAGCTAATGCCGAACGACGCACAGTGGTGCGTAGTGAACACAGAATACGGGTATTACGTGCAATGCTGGTCTGAAGGTCAAGGGTGGCTTGGTGATGATATCAGCATCCCTGAATGCGATGTAACCCACTGGATGCCTCTACCAGAACCGCCGCAGGAGGTGAGTCAATGAGTTGGCCTGAAGCATTTGCAATTGTAGGTGTTGCAATATCGATTGCGCTGATTATTTTTTCGATTTGCCGCTGGGGATAATCTCATGTTCGCACTTATTCAACGCGGGCAAATATACACGGACAGGGCCGGATACCCTGTGGTGATTACTCGCTGTACGGACCGCTCTGTGTTCTTTCGACGTATGGACGGACACTCCGGGCGGGTATGCATTGGTGAGTTCAACTGCCTGTTCGAACATATTGACCACCAGCAGTATTGCAAAATCCTGGCGGACACTGAGCAGGAAAAGCACCTGAAAAAATTGCGCGCAATGCAACGGAGGTGATACATGCATACGGTTTTTGAGTTATGGGTTCGCAAGACATTCGGCAATCGCTATGACCTGACGCGAGATGTTGACGGTTTCTACTGTCGTGAAATTGTGAAACGAATGTTTGAAGTGTGGTGTCACTGTCGTGGGCTGAATGTTGTGTGAGGTGAACTGTGGGGCTGGATTGCGTACCTATATCAACCTACTGCCGCAACGCGGGAGAAACGGTTGATGCCGTTAACAAACGGATACAAAGAGGAATATGGAAAGAAGGGGTACATGTATTAAAAGTCGACGGGGTTAAAGAGCGTTGGGTCGACTTAATAGAGGTTTCAAAATGGGCAAGAAAGAACAAGGATTATTATCTCTGCCAAGAGGAGTAACTATTCGTAAGCATAAAACTGCTTCAACACTAGTTATCACTTTCACATATAAAGGGGTTCTTTGCAGGGAGCCCCTATCTCGGCTTGAGGCAAATACACGTGGTATAAAATATGCTGAGCGCCTGCTAGGGGAGATACAAAATCAGATCGCCAGCGGAACGTTTGAATATGCGAAATATTTCCCCAATTCCAAAAAACTGGAGTTATTCGGTGTAGTAAAGAAAACCAAAAATATTAAGTCCTATCTTGATGAATACCTGAAAATTTGCATAAACCGTAATCTGTCGCCGTCAACCATTGGCGGTTACGAAAAATGTCTATCAGCACTATCAGAACTACATAAACTACATGTAACAGAATTGACGCCTGCGATACTAAAAAATTGGATAGCCAGCCGAAAAACTAAGCTGAAAACAATCAGGAATAACCTGTCATTTCTGCGCAGCGCCATTGATGAAGCTGTTACGGATGGCCTGCTGACCATTAACCCGGTAACCCTCGTCAGCGCCAGCCGGTACCACGTGATCGACAGTAGCCCGAGCGCCGACGATTACGAGGTTGACCCGTTCACGCCAGCGGAGACCCTTGCCATTTACCAGAGCTGCAGGTACAGGGAATGGGAAAACCTGTTCCGCTTTGCTTTCAATACAGGTCTGCGGAGCTCAGAACTGTGCGCGCTGCGCTGGGCTGATCTCGACACCATCGCGAACACAGCCCACGTTCAGGCGGCCAGTGTCGTAGGGGTACTTAAAGGCACCAAGACAAAAGCCGGTACCCGTAAGGTGGAGCTGAACAGTGAGGCGCTGGCAGCCCTGCAGGCGCAGAAGCAATACACCTTTATGAAAAGTGAGTTCATATTCAGCGATCCGAAAACGGGAGAACCCTGGACGAACGCCGACGCTATCCGTAAAAAAGCATGGGTGCCGACCCTGAAAAAAGCTGGTGTGCGCTACCGTAACCCGTACCAGACGCGCCACACATTCGCCACCAGACACATTAGCCAGGGTGTAAACCTTTTCTGGCTTGCCGGGCAGATGGGGCATAAGGGGCCGGAAATGCTGTTCCGCAATTACGGTAAATACCTGGCTGAATACGATGGTAAAACGTCTATAAATGTTGTGTCAAGCTGAGTACATAGGCTTAAGGCTGATGAAAATTAAGAATGAGTCTACCATTGCTTTTTGTGAAATGAGCTATCATCTATGTTATTGATAGTTTCCATAGTTCATTTAGGTAATTGTAAATTTAATTAAAATCAATAACTTACATCATAGCAAGAAATGGAGTGCAAATATATTTCTTGACTTCACGTAAGTTACTTTATTGCAATAAATTTTCACTAGGACAGTGCAAGGACACTGATAGTACTTGATGAGTCCCAGTACAAACTGTTATCCTGTGCTCCACAAATTCTAAAACTTTTATGTTTTTTTACTTTTCAAGAGCTTAACGTAGGTATCGGCGAAGCACCACAACTGGAGTGAACACTATGAAAAAGACACTGACCGTAGGTTTCGGTGAAGGTTAACTACAACCTAAAATTTTAAAACAAACCTCCATTAGCACAATAAGGCCTCCCATGCGGAGGTCTTTTGTTATAGGAATCAATAAGATGGCGAGAACATTAGTCAACGTCAGCGCTACAATTTTTGCTCTAATGATGATTGTCAGAGCACTTTTTACTTATATCTACCCTGGAAAACTACCATTTAGCATCGCCATCATTGATTGGCTGATCGTCATTGCTGGTTCTGGTGCAGCAATATCTTCTATCTTCTGCTTCATCAAAAAACGCTATCCAGACACTGCAGAATTTCTTCCTATGTTCAGCACTGTTTGTTATGTGATTATCCTTATTGGATATGCAATTTTAAGGTACACACCGGCCTATCAAACATCGCTTTCGATCATGGTTACAGGAATGCTCGTTGGAATGGGATGGTGGATACAATGCATAACGTCCGCTGCTAACACGCGCAGGTCCCACACGCTGAACATGATCATTAACACCCGAACAAGCCCGGAGTACCAAAAACAGCTTCGGAACAGCACCAAATTCTATCGGGGCATGCGTTATGTACCACAAGAACTATCAGAGTGGCGCTGCAACCCAGACAAAGAAGAATACAAGAATATGAAGGTCCCCGATGAGTACAGGGATGCCATCAATGGCCTTTTATATATTCTTAATTATTTCGAGTTTCTTGCGCAGGGTATCAAGTTCAAGGATTTGGATGACGAATTACTGAGGGAGTGCTTCTCCAGCTTCTTACGCGGGATAGAACGTCGTGGCTTCCACATGATCTTAGAGTCTCAGAAACAGGACCCTGCAGCCTTTGAAGGAATAATCTACCTTTCAAAAAAATGGAACGGAACATCGTTTGTTGAAACCCACCGTTCCAACCCTAATACGGTTGAGCTCGGGGTTCCATATCCTTCAAACGATATGGTTGAAAAAATGGTTCAAGGTCAGCCGTTAATAGATAGCGACGCAGGGCCGGAACTTCAAGTGGCCACTTAATCTCGTTGTATGGACCAAGAGAGGACCAGAAAATGCACTCAAAATGCACTTGAGGCATTTTTAAACAGAGAATGCATTGTTATTCAATGGGTTAAGCATTGCTCGGGCACGGGTTCAACTCCCGCCAGCTCCACTTTTTAGTTGTTTGAAGTTCAATGAAGTCTACTAAGCCCACACAGCACAAGCTCTGCGGGCTTTTTTACGTCTATTGTCGTCCAGTGAGAATTGCTGAGAACTACGAGTTATGGCACCCTGAATGGGACCCACTAAGAAGGGTCCAAAAACCGAGGGTCCCAAAATGGCAAAAATCGCTAAGAAGCTCACTGACACTGAAATCAAAAGCACCAAGCCAGCCGATAAAGAAATCAACTTGTTTGACGGTGATGGTCTGATTCTACGAATCGCTCCTTTGGCGAAAGGAGGCAAGAAAAATTGGTATTTCAGGTATGCAGTACCCGTGAGCAAGAAAAGAACCAAAATGAGCCTTGGGACATATCCTCACCTTACCCTTGCAAGAGCCAGAGCCTTACGTGATGAATATCTCTCCTTTCTGGCAAATGGTGTTGATCCCCAAATCCATAACAACGATAAGGCGAAGGCATTAAAGAGTGCTACTGAGCACACTCTCCAAGCCGTAGCGCGGAAATGGTTAGATGAGAAGGTAAAGACATCAGGTATCTCACAAGACCATGCAGCAGACATCTGGCGCAGCTTAGAGAGAAATGTCTTTCCCGGTCTGGGTAATGTCCCTATCAATGAGATCCGACCTAAGCTCTTAAAACAACACCTTGATCCTATTGAGCAACGAGGCGTATTGGAAACTCTACGCCGTATCATTTCACGTCTGAATGAAATCTTCCGGTGGGCAGCTACTGAAGAACTTATTGAGTTCAACCCGGCTGACAACCTTGGTCAAAGATTCAGTAAACCAAAAAAGCAAAATATGCCTGCCCTTCCCCCAAGCGAATTGCCAAGGTTTATGGAATCTTTGACGAATGCGTCAATCCGGTTGGAAACACGTATGCTAATTGAATGGCAATTGTTGACATGGGTTCGTCCGGGTGAAGCCGTTCGCGCAAGGTGGTCTGATATTGATACAACCAACAGCATTTGGAACATTCCTGCTGATTTCATGAAAATGAAAAAGCTTCACAAAGTTCCTTTGAGTAAAGAAGCTTTGCGCATCCTTGAATTAATGAAATCAATAAGTGGGCATAGAGAATGGGTTTTCCCCAGCATAAAAGCGCCTCTTAATCATATGCATGAACAAACAGCCAACGCAGCTATCATCCGAATGGGGTTCGGAGGCGAGCTTGTAGCTCACGGTATGCGTTCTATTGCACGAACAGCGGCAGAGGAGTCTGGTAAATTCAGAGCTGAAGTTCTTGAGGCAGCGCTTGCCCACTCGAAAAAAGATGAAATTATCGCAGCATACAATCGTGCAGAATATCTGATAGAGCGACAGAGTTTGATGCAATGGTGGAGTGATTACGTTCAAGCTCAAAGATCAAATGCTCTGGTAGCCTAAGTATCAGAATAGCTAATATAATCCTGAAGGTAAAGAAAATGGAAACCCTATTCAAAGTTTTTGAAAAATTTAGTTCCAGACCACTTTTTTTTATTTTTTTCGGACTCTCACTTTGTGAATTTTTTCAGAAACAATCTGTTCTGATGAATCCATCAGCAGATAACATCGCGAAATTATTCGCAGCCATGATATTAGTTGTTTTTTTTACTTGGGGATTTGAATGGCTAATCTTCAAGTTCAATGTAAACCTTGAACCTCATGATCAAGGCGATATTGGACCAACAATTGGAACGGCTACTTTAGCTGTATACTTAGTTTATGCCTTTCACTTTCTCAGTGAAAATCCTGAAGCATTAAATTTAAAGTTATTAACTAACTCTGGCTTTATATACAGCACAACTCTATTATTATTCTCATTAGAATGCATGAAGCTTAGAAGACTTAAACAAAAATAAACAACATCATTGTGATGATAAATATAAAATAGGCATGGCGAAAAAAAATCACCACGCCTAAAATATAATAATTATGGTAGCATCATTGATACATAATCCACACCAATCCTTGAGCTATACTGAGACGCTATAGCCTGATATCTTTCTGCATAACCAGTTCTCAGTTGAGATTTAAGTTTGAGTCGGACAGGAACATTTTGCACGTTGCCATCCATATTACTTAAAAACACGGCAGAAATAATATTTTTTTCTTCGCCATCAACTGTTGTTCCATGATTCAACACCACCATATAATCAACAACAGGAAGCGTTTTATCCCCTTCGAAAATAGAGAGATATTTTCTTTGATTTTTATGCATTACATATATATATTTCGAATGTTCAGCAAATGGCAATGCTTTACTCTGACTGGCGTTAAAAAGCTCCAGAACTTTAATGAGCCTGTGCGGACTTAATCTTACATGGTGAGGGTCGTTACCCTGAGTAGGAACCAAATCACATGCCGCAGATACACATAAATACCATTTGTTCGACTCTGTATCAAAGAAAATAGTGCCAGTAGAAATATGACCATCTTCAAAATTCTTTGAAGACAAATTCATATTTAAAGCATGATACATTTCGTGATAAGTATCATTATTTGATGGCAGATCCATTTTTGAAGAGCAATATTGGAGCAATGCAGCAACTCCGCTGTTAGCGTATTCATTTGAATAGCTATCAAAAACACTTTTGATAAATTCATCCAGCGTATTATTATTTTTAAGTCTTTGATAAAGCTCTTCTGATAAATTACCAAATACAAAGTCAATATTTCTACATCTAATATCAGGCGAGTCTGATTTTAATATCTCATTTAACCACGCAGCTTGACCGTAATGATCGTTAGCCAAATGATTTACAAAAGATAAAGCCTCAGCTTCGATTGCATTCTGAATTTCAGATTTTATTAACTGATAATAAGATGGTTTCCATTCAATGAGAGAATCATTGAGAGTTTGCCAAATCCTATCTCCATCGTTTTCATGATCATCTTGAACCTTATGAAATAGGGAGACAAAGATATTACCACATTGAATCCATTTTACTCCGCTTTCATCACCCCGAATGACATTGCCAGATGTGTTGCTAGAAATAATTGCATTTCTAGACACAGCATATTCTGCAATCATTTTTGCAATGAAGTTTTTATCCTTTTGATCCTCCAACACAGCATCATCATGTATTAATCTTTTAATTCTTCTACAAGGCTTACTGTCTTTAATATAGGCTATTATTTCATCTCTTGTGAGAGCTTTATTACCATTATCATTTAAGTTCGGTAATACAACGTCTTCCCAATAACTTTGGACATCTTCATTATCGTAGTCAATGATCAAGCTGTTGATATCCAGAGCACCTTTGAGAGTCGATGATATCTGCATCCAAACCGTTTCTAAATTCTCTCTAGTATATATTACAATCATATTTAAATGATCGGAGTCTTTCAAATCTTGTAATAGTTTAAGTGTTTTATCAGGTGCATTATTATCAAGATGATAATCTACAATAATAAGATCTGATTTTCTAATCCGATCCACATCGAAATTAACAGAACCATTGTCAACATCACAAATCATATTTTTAGATTGAAAAAAGCTCTCAAGAGTAGCGGCTCGTTTAGATGAGTCAATTTTGTTGTAGTCTAAATCAACTTCGTTATTCAACGCCCTGATTGATTCAGAATACGTCAGAAAATCGTCATCAATCATGACAACGGAACGAATTGCATTTTCGCAGAAAGTTTTCTGGACAAGAGAATTATAATTTGCCACTGTCATATTAGAACTCCACTCCATTGAACTGGATCACAAAATTAGCGCCATCTTTTATTAAATAGTTATCGCCTTCATCAGGTTCTGAATACCATATTTTATGATGTGCAACAGCAAGGTTTTCTCGACATAGATACAGACCTACCCCATGTCCATTTGCTCTTTTGCTATAAAATAGTTCAAATAGTCGCGGGATATCATCGGTATCAATTGCCGGACCAGAATTTGCTATGATAACCAAAGAATTCACAAAACCAATCTTTATGAGCCTATTATTTGACAGACTGACCCAATACATTGCATTGTTGATAATATTAGTAAAAACAGGATAGATCCTTAATGGTATATCTGTTATTGCGATTTGCTTAAACTCTTCACTAAATTCAATAGTTATTCGTTGCCGTTCGAAACGCTCCCCAAAGAACTTCAGGACATAATCCATGATATTTTTTCCAGTTATTCTCTGCCTGGATTGATAACCTGATATTTTCAAAGGTGATAAGAAACGTATTTGTTGAGTAAGCGATCTGTGAGCATTTAACGCCAATGAAAAACCAGGGTGTTCTTTTACAGAAGTAGGAAGAGAGTTTAGTCCTCTGGTTACCATAGAATCCATTTCTTCAAGTTCATGAGATATTATCTCAACACTAATACCTAACTGTGCAAGCGCGTTTAAACTTTTAGCTTTTTCTTCAAAATATGAGCGTTCTTCTTCAGATAATGAGAATGCTGAATCTAAGTTTATACCTTCAAATAATCTATCGAGACCTTTTATTATTGATTGATATTTGAAAGTTAGGGTATCAACTGACTCAACATATAAACTATCGAGCAAATTAAACACATTTTCAATTTGTGAATCATTATCTATTGAATCAACAACTGATATAGTTTTAGCATAATAATCACTTCGATCAACCTTTATTTCATCGGCCCATTTTTTTAAAAGAGAATGTATCTTCTCCTCTATCGTGTTATTAAACTTAGTTAGTTTAGAATTAATAATACCTTGATTTTTTTCAAGGTGATTTTTCGCTGACAATGAAGGCTCAAGTTTATTTAATTCAGAATCAAGTTTATTAATTGCTAACTTCATTTGTAGAATATACGCAGAGAACTCATTAAATTTATCTCTGTAGTCTCTATATTTCTCTTCATACATTCCAAGTTTTGGAGGTTTGATAGGCGTTTTAATTTCACTGCGCAACGCATCTAAGTTTGTAAGATCACTGTCTATAATTTTAAGATAGTTTAAATCTAACGAACCATCAGTTTTATCAAGCTTAGTTTTCAGCCTTTTAACAGCCTCCAAGGAAGCATCAAGAACTGGTGTCTGATTCTTCAAAGCTTCTGAAAAACTTTTTTGTGTTGATTTTCGAGCTTGTTGTTGAGCAGATTTTCTTAACTCTTTTTCACGCTTAACTTGTTCTAAAAGCTCTTTACGGTCATCAGAACGTGAACCAAAAAATCTATCAGCAAGTTCAGTTAACAAATTAGATATAATAGTTTTCAGTTCTCTTGCAGCCTGGTTTCTTATGAATCCCTCTCTCCCCGACTTATCTTTCAGCTCTTTATTACTGGATTGAGTAATTCCAATATAACCAAAAATCCTTCTATTAGACCAATAATATCGCCCTGCATTCCATGAACGTCTTTCTTCTATCTGGAAGAAATCATTATCTACTCGACCATAAGGTAATACTCTCAAGCTATCCCTAAAAATCATTAGTCCTGCATACTTTTTGGCCTTAAGATCAAAGTGGGAATGTTCACGTTCAGTATGTGATGTATTTTGTGAAAGGAATTCAAACGTTCCTATCTGAAGCTCAAATGGGCCGACCCCTGCGTGATCCTACCCACGTAATATGGACACAGGCCTAAGCGAGGTTCTTGTTTTCAAATTGTTCCGGAC